TGGCCGTGTGGATAGTGTTAAGAAATTATCCGAAGCATTGAAAGTGTGCATAGAACTTGAGCGTAAGGTGTACAAGATCGACGCCGATACCTCAGATGAGGGCGTAGAAGCATTCCTTCGTAAGTTGAGAAATGTCTGAGTTTAGTTGGATAGATAACTTTCCTGAGTTCTCTTATCGCTGCCTGAAAGTTAAAAATAAAGCAGGTGAGATAGTTCCGTTTCGTATGAACGAAGCGCAGGAATATGTTCATAAGCGTTTAGAAGAACAGCGATCGAAGATGGGCATGGTCAGGGCGGTGATTTTGAAAGGCAGGCAGCAGGGTTGTTCAACATACGTTGAGGGTCGATTCTTTCAAAGAACGGCTACAAACTTTGGTATCAATGCGTTCATTCTTACCCATGAACAACAGGCTACTGATAACTTGTTCGGCATGACTCAGCGTTACTATGAGAACTATCCGCTCGCATTAAGGCCGTCCCTACAAGCGTCCAACGCTAAAGAACTTGAGTTCGGAAAGCTTGATAGTAGTTTTAGAGTAGCTACCGCTGGTAACAAAGGTGCTGGACGGTCGGCCACGGCTCAACTATTTCACGGTTCTGAAGTTGCGTACTGGCCGTCAGCGTCGTCCCATTTAGCAGGGATCATGCAGACTGTGCCGCTCGAGCCTGGTACTGAGATTATCTTCGAGTCGACAGCCGATGGTGTTGGTAACGTTTTCCATCAACTGTGGGAAAAAGGTGAAGCGGGTATTGGCGGTTGGCAATCGATATTCGTCCCCTGGTTCTGGCAGATGGAGTATAGAACCACCGGTATCGAATTGTCTGAGGAAGATTTAGAGTACGGCGAGATATATAAGCTTGATAAAGAGCAGCTTATGTGGCGTCGATACAAGATCGGTGAGCTAGGTGGTGACGTTAAGCTTTTCGAGCGAGAGTACCCTAGCTCGCCCGCTGAGGCATTTAGCGTATCCGATGAGAGTTCTTTGATCACATCAATGATCGTCAAGCGAGCGCGTAAGTGTAAAGTCGATAAAGATCGTAACGCTCCGATGATATTGGGAGTCGATCCTGCCAGGTTCGGAGAGGATAGTACAACGATATACGGCAGATGTGGAAGGTTATCGGATAAGGTAGATAAGGTGCGCGGCAAAGACACAATGGAAGTCGCGGGTCGGGTGATAGTTGCTATCGGCAAGTTCAATCCTGATGCAGTCTTCATAGACGTCGGCGGTATAGGCGCTGGAGTGTACGACAGACTCAAGGAGCTAGGCTACTCGGTAGTTATGCCGGTCAATTTTGGAGGTGAGCCGCTTGATAAAACCAAGTACGTTAACAAGCGTGCTGAAATGTGGGATTTGATGAAATTGTGGCTGGCCGAACCGCCTGCGGAGATACCTGACGACAGTGTACTTGAAACCGATCTATGTAGCTTGCGATATGATTATGACAGTAAAGGGCGATTGAAACTTGAGTCGAAAGACGACGCAAAGAAGCGCGGTATCAAAAGCCCTGACGATGGTGACGGTTTGGCTTTAACGTTTGCTATGCCAGTACAGAAACGGCAAGCGGTTGACGTACCTTACGCACACGGGCCAGGCAGTGTTCAGTTTAGACCAACAGTTAGAGGGATGGGAATGTAATGAGCAAGAAAGTTTATAATAAGACAACATCGGCTGGCGCTAAGAGTTTGATAGCTTCTGCTTGTCCGTCTAGACTATGTGGGCTTAGCGGTTACAGCGCTAATGCTTCGGCACAATTCATACAGGTGCATGACTCAGCGTCTCTGCCTGCTAACGGGTCGGTGCCTAAGATTGTATTTAAAGCTGGGGCGTCGTCTAACTTTGGTGTAGATTTTAATGAAAACCCTCGTGAATTTGAGAATGGGGTGTTTGTTTGCACATCAACTACATACGCTACTCTAACACTCGGTGCGACTGACGATTGTTGGTTTGACGTACAACTTAAGGCGGGGGGATAGTCATGGCGGTTATTAGCGGTGGTAGCACTGGATCGGTCAGTGAAACGGACGTAACTGATGCTGTAGACGCGGCACTTGTAGCGGCTGACGTTGCAATAGTTAACCGAACGACTGGTGGTCTTAAAGACACGAGCGATGTGAATTTGACCGGGATTGCGAGCATGACATTCGCTCAAATGGAGGCGCTCACATCAGATCAAAAACTCGCTCTTGCTGGTATGCCTGTACATATCCATGATGTGCATCAAAGTGCGGATGGCATTGGTGGATCGTATATCGTTCGTGATTCATCCCCGGCAGGCTGGGCACAGATCAGCGGACCGATGTACTACGCAACCTACGCATCAGTCCCAGCGGGTGGCTCATATCCGGGCTGGCGCTATCGTGTTGCTGATGTTGCTGCGGGCGGGGCGGATATTATTGATCGTGGATCAAAACTTAGGTATGCGAATCCTGTCGCACACGTTTTAGGTTATGCCTCAAATGTTACTATTTCAAGCGACAAAGGCACAGAGCAAAGCGTACTAAAGGTTTACATACCTATTAATAATGGCAAATCTATGCTTGGTAGCACCGGCGACAAGCTGTCTATTGAGTTGCATTTCGGAAAATCCGGTACAGCCAACGTTATGGTACGCGGAGTAAGATTTGGCACACACGCAACTTTACCGGTAGCAAACAACACATGGCTTGATGCGATCACGTCCCCTGGTGCCGCAAACATAACGCTCGATGAGCTGGTAACTTTTCAGCGCATAAGCGCCACAGATCTAAAACGTGAGAACCAAGCCGGAGCTTCGTACAATGTCGGCTGGTCGGCATTGCCTAGACTACCGAGTGTTGCAGTTCCAGATATGGATGCCGCTTTGCAATGGGTCGATCTCACGCTCTACATGACCGGCGGCACAGCCGATACAATAACTTGCGAGAGCGCCACTATTAAGCTGGAGCACTGCTCATAATGTCAAAAATCATAACAGCAACATTGCACGATATGACACCAGTACCAGCAGGCGCAATCTATCGCGGCGCTGGAATGGTTGAATTTGAAACCACCAAAGAGCCTGAAACGATCACAAAAAAACTCGCGGAATACGATAAAGAAAAGAAGGTGTATTTTAAAGATAAGTCTATATCTAAACTGAAGCTGCGTGCTGATGACGTTGTTAAATCAGATGAGAAGAAAGCTCCGATAACTAAAACAGATTTTATCGTCCAGAAGCTGGATTCCGGTGACTTTGAGGTAAAGAAATGACAAAGCAAATAATCTATGAGCCTGCAATCGGTGAGCTAATGCCGGATGGTGCGCAGCAGTACTCGCTACCGGTTGCCGGTTGGGTAGTGCATGCGCTTGTTCCCGATGATTTCACAACTGCTGGTACTGTTTTCCACGATAAAACCGCTAACATCGAGCTGGCTGAACCGTTCAAGCATTACTTCCAAAGGAAGGAAAATATATGACTCTGTTACTTGATGTGCCATTAAAGACTAGCCTTGTACCAACAACAGGCAGCGGTAGCGTGACATTTACGCGTGCCACTGCTAAAAATGTATTTGATAATGAAGGTAAACTGATATACGTTAAGTCTGGCGCAGTGGCGTTAGGTGGCGTGCGGTGCGTGCAAAATTTTTGCGCCGGCGCAAGCGAAGATCTGACTAACGCAGGGTGGACAAAGTCAGGTTTAACCGCTACTGATGCGAGTACTTTGAAATGTGCTAATGGCACTTCATTTCAATCTGCAACTAACCAAAGTACTGGTGTGATAGCTGCAAACGGCCAGAAGCGGCTAGTTCATTATAGATTACAATACGTTGATATACAGTATATACAAATCTTAGGAGGTAGCCCGCCGTTTGGGACCGGGGCTGCTGGGGAGTTTTGTAACTTCGATCTGATAAACGGTGACTACACAGCGACTAATTGCACAGCAACTATGACCGCAGTTTCTGCTGGGGTATGGGATATATCTATATTATTTACAGCAGTCAATTCTGACGGCGCAGTCATCGGGAAGTCGTTTCTTGCGTTGGTAAATGCTCAGGACGCAGCACGGGCGGCATCGTTTACCGGGGACGGTATAAAAACAGTAAAGGTATTGCGCTGCCAGTTTGAGGATGTTACAGGGCAAGCAGATCAGACAATGAGCGAATATGTGTCAATGGGAGTTGAATCTGCCCCGTACTATCATGGTCCTGGGGCTGATGGTGTTAAATACTTCAATACAAACAAAGACGGCACACCAATCGAGGCAAGCGCTCAGGATGGCGCATTAATAGATCCCGAGAGTAAAACAAACACGATGCTGCACTGCCGGGATTTTACAAATGCAGCATGGGTTAAAACTAACATCACTGCGACAAAAAATCAAACTGGTATTGATGGGCTGGCTAACTCCTGCTCGCTTCTTGAGTTTAATGCAAACGGCGCTACCATACTGCAAACTATCACGGCAGCGGCTGACTGTGCTGGATATGATGTTAAACGCCATACAGGCACCGGCACGATTGAGATAACGCGCGACAATGTAACATGGGTTGACATAACCAACTTAATAAACACAGATACGTTTACAACAGTCGCAATCGAAAACACAAGCGTAACCAATCCGGTAGTTGGATTTCGCGGAACATCAGGAGATAAAATAATAGTTGATGCAGGCCGAAATCACTTAGGTACAAAACTCTGCGAACCAATCTTTACAACTACAGCAGCAGTTACGCGTAACGCTGAAGTTCTGACATACCAAACCTCAGGTAATTTTTCTGATACAGCAGGTACGATACTCGCGACATTTACACCTCTTTTCCCGGGATCATGGCCAAGCGGTGCGGTGGTTGGTAAAGCTGGTTCTGGATTATTGATCAGTTCGAGCAACAGTGGGGTTCAAGCAGCAGACGGAACAAACACAGTAAATGGATCAACCGGCGCACCTGCAAATAGCTCTATACGTATCGGCTGCCGTTGGTCTGGATCGTCGCTAGAAGCATTCAGCGCTGACCCTTTGCTTGGGGTAGGCACGGCTGGAAGTTATGACGGTGCTTTCAACCTGTCAACAATTGCAATCAACCCTGGCGCTGCTGGTTACATCAAGGATGTTAAAGTTTACGATGCTTCATTGACCGATGCTGAGATTAAAACAGCGTGGGCTTTATTGGATTCGCAAACGTTTCTTCCTGCTTTTTCAAACCTGCCAATTTATAACGCAGGGGCTATCGTACACGTTGAGCCGCCACCTCCACCTGAGGATCCAGAACCTACGCCAGCATTTGCTACTGATTTTACGGGCTGGACTGTTGGCGCGGATGGAGTAGAGAATCCGCAATATTTTGTTGGTACTTGGGCATGTGTATTCCAATTTACAGGTTCGGATTCTGCTACTGGCTTTGGTGTACCTACAGCAGCTCCTGTTTATGCAATGCCGGGCGCTGGATCGTGGGGCACTGGCTTAGGTTTGCAGAACATAAACACAAATAGTAGCGGAAGCTACTTCCACTATTCGGCAAATACAAAAGCCGGAGTCGCTGGACGTTTCACTCATGACATTATTGATACTACCGTTCGTGGTGTTGCTACGAAAGGGCTAGAAATAAAGATCCCTTCCCCTGGATCAGCGAGCGAATTTATACAACAAGCGTGGTTTCAAATTTACCGTGATGTTGATCAACCTGATTTAACAGAGTTTACAACCAGATTTGAGGTTAAGCTACCAGACTTATCTTCCGTTCTTCCGTATGCTCCGCTAAACGGGAGGCTTGTTATTCTTGACTACAAATCTGGAAGCGTAGCAGGTGGTGATTTTAGATATCTTGTGCAAGTTACAAGATATGGCGTTAACTCGTATAGGTGGTGGCTAGCAATAGATAATAGAGGCAACAGGGCGCATAGTAGTGCTATATTCTGCGATATGATTAATGATAGCGAGGAGGTTCCACAACTGGAGAACTTTACATTCGAGTTTAGCGTAAAACGCGCCAATGCTTACGCCACAACAAGCGGGGTAAATGCTGGGAAAGCGCGCGTTAGAATCCGAAGGGAATCAGATTCTGTCACGACTTGGAGGACGATCTTTGACGCGTCAGAATCAGGTATAGCTGCATACAATGCGCTTAATGGATCTAACAATCACGATACTTCTTTTGGCGTGTCTACCCGCACCAATAGACACATGGGATTTTATGGGGACAGGATGCAGCGGTTAATGCATGGTAACTATGCACGAAAACTTGCTGCAGATTGCACGGTGGTTTTGCAGAAATTCAGAATACATAACTCTTTCGACGTTTAAGGGTAACCATGAAAAAATTATTATTATCAATACTACTACTCGCGGTATTTAATGCAAATGCTGCTTTGTTATTCAAGTCAAATTTTGGTCCGGGTGTTGTACTAAACCAACCTACAAACTATTTTCCTACTGGGTTAGAGATGCATAGTACCTGGCCGTGTGGGGTTGGTGTGTCGTGTTACGGTAAATAAGAATGATCGAACTTCAGGAATACTTTGCCAAACTGCGCGACAAGGCGGTTGCTGAGCGACGCAATTCGGGTATTGAAACGCAATGGCGTGAGGATGAGGAGTTTTACATCGGCGTTGACGATCTGAATCGAGGGGAATATCAGTCTCAGTATTATAAACCCTCAACAATGTCTGGTAGCACGCAGGAGAAGACTACCAAAGCTTCTCCGTTGGAATGTATTCACTTCCTGAACATGACTGCCCCCTTTGTGGATGCAGCGTCAGCCAGATGTACAGATATACTGCTACCGGCTAATGATTGGAACTTTGCGATCAAGCCGACTCCTGTGCCGGAGTTTATCGGCATGGAAGAAGATCAACGACCAATGTTGCTTGATGCAAACGGTCAATCGATTAAAACGCTCGGTGATGTTCTAAAAGAGCGCAATTCGGATGCTGCGAAGAAAGTTCGTAAGGCTGAATTGCACATTAGAGATTGGCTATCACAAGGCGAATGGCGTAAAGAATGTCGCAAGGTTATCGAAGATGGCTCAAAAGTAGGCACTGGAATATTGAAAGGTCCTTACCCGAAGCGTAGAGTAAAACAGGCGTATGTCGACGGCCAAATGGTAAATGAAGAAACGTTTGAGCCTTCAACATGCCGGGTTAACTATTGGGATATTTTCCCTGACATGAATTGCGGTGAGAATATCAACGACGGCGATTATCTATTCGAGCGTGACCATTTATACGCCCGATCCCTTCTTGAATTGAAAGGGATGGGATATAACGATGACGCTATCGATAAGGTTATCACAGAAGGTCCTGGTAAACGTAACGCCACTGATAGCCGGGGGATACAGAGCACTACGTCGATGGATGATCGATATGAAGTCTGGTACTGCTACAAATACATAACAGACAAAGACCTGTGCGTATTGAACGAAGGGTATCGGGAAAAGTTTGAAAGTGGAAAGGTGAAGCCTTCATCCAAGCCGTTCTTGGCCACCGTGATGCTGATTAACAGTAGCGTTATATATGCAAGCAAGTGGCCACTGGATGATAACGGTTTCCCGTTTGATCTATTCGTATGGAAACGTATTCCTAATTCTCCGTTCGGTATTGGTGTTGCGCGTCAAGGGCGTGTTCCACAGATGACTATCTTAGCGGCATACAGAACGTTGATGAACAACCAAGGTCTGGCGGCACGTCCGATGGTGGCAATGTTACGTGAAGCGCTCGAACCGACTGACGGCAATTGGCAGATATACGGCGGGAAAAGTTTTACGATCAAACCCGGTAAAGGTATTAATGATATCAAACAGGCGATAAGTACCATCGAGATACCGTCAATGTTTAATGATCTGAGCGCTCTAATAGCGTTTGGAACTAAGAGCATGGAAGACGCGACCGGAATCACATTCCTGATGCAAGGTCAGCAGGGGTCGGCACCGGATACGGTCGGCGGGCAGCAAATGATGTTACAACAATCCTCAACCTTACTCAGACGGATAACACGAGGATTCGATGAATGTGTGGAAGCTCACGTCAAGCGTTACTACATTTGGTTGCTCCTGTACGGACCTGATGATGAGAAGGGGGATTATCTGATTGAGGCCACGGGTTCATCGGCGCTGCTAGAACGTGAGATTCAATTGATGCAATTCCCGCAACTCCTGCAACTGTCGCAGAATCCGGTATTTGAAATGTCACCTAAGAAAACTAGCGATGAGTGGGTTAAGGCGATGAAGTTTGACCCTAGTAAATTTGAAATTAACGCTGACGAGAAAGAAAAACTCGCTCAATCTCAGCAGCCTCAGGACCCACGCATTGTTGTAGCTGAAATGAATACGCAGAAAGACCTGAAGATCGCCGAACAAAACGCGCAGCTCAAAGCGCTCGAGATTAAAAGTGATACTGATCGTGATGCGGTGTTTGCCCAGGGTGTTACTGAGCGTAATCAAATAGCACGTGAGTCTACACAAGAAGAACTAGCTCTCAGGCGGGAATTGGCAATGCTGGATTATGCGAACAAGCGCAACATTACGCTTGATAAAGCTAAGGTTGATTTAGCCAAAGCGGTTATGGATAACAACCTGACGAAACAGTTGGCTCACATTAAAGCACCAGCAAGCGACTTACCTACGCCTCCGGTAGAGCCACCAGGTACAGCACCGGCGGGGGAGAGTTTTACTAAATGATGAAACTATCAGATATTGATAAGTCAAGCGACTTGTGGATAAAGCTCAAAAAAGAATTAGAAGAACGACTCGTTATTGAACGAGAAAGTAACGATCATCGTGCTGACGAATTGACCACTGCGGCGAGGCGTGGACGTATTGAAGTTCTAAAGGAATTGCTGTCATTAGATAGCGAATAACGTGACCGAGAGGCCACATATTGCAGGAGTAATAAAATCATGAGTATCGAGCAAGAGCTGGAAGAACAAGCAATGATGGCTGAGTTGTCAGGTATCCCATTGGTAGTAGACGAACCTTCGCCTGCTGCTGAACCTGTACCTGAAGTGGAAGCTATACCTGAACGTGTTGAATTAGTTCCAGGTTACACCAAAGAAGACTTCGACTCACTCATGTCGTCAACGGCTGAAATAAGTAAGTTGAAGAAAGCTTTGGATACGGCGAACGGCACTTACGGTCAGAGATTGCAAGCTTTGACTGATGAGATAGCCACTTTGCGCAGTGTCAAAGTTAAACCGACGTTTAGCAAGCTTAACGAAGAATATCCAGATATTGCTCGATTGATAGCGGAAGATTTGCAGGAATTGCCTGTAGCGGAACAACCTCAAGTTGATATCACAGAATACGAACGGAGACTTGACGAGAAGATTGCCAAGTTTGAACGTAAAGTAGCTGAAGAAAAACTAAGGTCTGTTCACCCTGATTATCAAGATATAGCGACATGGAGTGCCAAGCCTGGCGAACCTATCATATTTAGCGATATGAAGTTTGGTAATTGGCTCGCGCAGCAAGACGAGGAATCGCAGCAGATAATTCTCGCCGGAAGCGACCCGGAAGCGCTATCTAAAGTGATCAGCAATTACAAGGACAGCATTAAGGTTGATACTCCGGTTGATGTTATTAAAGCCGCCGTTCAACCAAGAGGTGTGAAGTCTACAAGTATCGGCAAGTCTGACGAAGAACTGGAAGAAGAAGCTATGCGTGCAGAAATGGCGAAAGCTTATTATTAAATTTAAACTTTGGAGTAAAACAAAATGGCAATTTCAAGCTTATCTAATCCATCACAGCGGATTGGTAAAATTAAAGGGATGATGTTGAAACACACTATCCCGACTATCTGCTTAGGCGCAGTTGGTGTTAACGACGATTTCAAACGCAACAGTGGTAACCAAGTCGTTTATCGTCGCGCGTTGCCTAAAGGTGCTACATCAACACAGCCTAACCGTTTCTTCCAAGATGCGACAGGTGACCGTTCGGCAGCTTTGGCACAATCGTATGAAACCTCTGACGGCGTGACACCGCTGGCTGAAACTATCAACATGCAAGATATCACTGCAACGTTGAAACAATTCAGCATCTTGACTGGTTATACCGATCAAGCTGAGGATCTGCACGAGGACGACCTTCCGTCTATCTACATTCAATATGTAGGTGAAACGAAAGGTTTGGTAAACGAAGCCAATCTGTTCAGCGTGGCTAAAGGTTGCACCAATAAATTCTACGGTGGAACTGGAACTTCACGCGGTACTGTCAATGGTGTGCTTACGTTGAATTTGCTGCGTCGTGTTGCTCGTAGTCAGATGGCCAATGGCGCGAAGACTGTGAAGAATATGCAACGTCTTGGTAAAGCTGGCAACTACGGCACATCACCGGTCGGCGCGTGCTTCCCAGTGTGGATTCATACTGACATTGTTGCTGACGCTGAGCAATTGGAAGGTTACGTTCGTGTGCATGAATACGGCGATCCTTCTATCGCAGTACCAAATGAAGTAGGGTTCTGCCAACCATTCCGTTTTATTGCATCCCCTGACTTGGTTGAAGTGCAAAGTTCTGGTGCTGCGATTGCTGGCGTAACTCCTGCACTTAAATCCGCAGGCGGTACTTATGCCGACGTGTATCAAGTTATCGTTGGGTCAGAAGACGCTTGGGGTCATATAGGTCTGATGAAGGATAAAATGGACGTTACTGTCCTGACTCCTGGTCAGAAAGATAAGTCCGACGGTTTGGGTCAACGCGGTCTGGTTGGTTGCAAATGGTACTATCACGCTGTACTGCTTAATAGCCTGCAAATGGCAGTTATCGAAGTCGGCTCACGCGCGTTAACAGATTAATAGGAGTCATCAACCATGATGCGAGTATCAATTCTTGACGGCTTAAAATCCATACGTGACGTGATGGCAAAACGTGCTCTGTATGCGATACTAAAGCCGATGAAAGAGCGTTATCGCTCTTGCGTGCATCTTACGGCAGGGTTGGTTATTACAGCCACTTCCGGTAAGAAGGTTCCTAAAATCGGCGCAACTATTTGTCATTACCAGGCAAAAGGTAAAATGGGTCAGATTGCCGCCGGTACGGATATGCCAGCTCTATCGGGAACAGTAACGAATGCGAAATGGAATATTTTCGTGTTCACTGTCGATAGTGCTGGTACAACTTACAGCCAAATGGGTACGGGAGCTGCAACAGAAGCCGCCGTCAAATGGCCTAAACTCGACCCGGAACGTGCAATTATAGGGTATATCAAGATCAATCCGACAGGTACTGGCAATTTTGTAGGTAACACTACTGCGTTAGATGACGCTACGGTTGCGCCAAACACTCAGTACATTAGCCCTGTAGGGATGTTCGATCCTACAGCAATAATCGATTAAACAGGAGTAATTAAACATGGAACCAATTGAACAACGAGGATCAACTCGTTGCACTACTAAAGTAGGTCTGGCAGCAGGTACTACGACCACTATTACAGTGGGCGCCGACGCACAATACGCAATAGGCGGCAAGGCTTATAAGTATACCGCTGCTTCCAACCAAGCGACCCCGACAACCGATATCATCACAGGTGCGGCTTTTGTCGCCGTCACTGCTGGTTACGGTTGTGCGTTCGTTGTCGGATTGAATGCTGCTGGTGCAATTAAAGTGGCGCAAGGTCCACTAAGCGCATTGGATAGCGCAACTAGCGGGTCTACCGCTTTGTTTGCAGATACCTCGCCTGCATTCCCTTCAAGCCTGCCTGCTGACTTTTGTCCGGTCGGGTATATTGTGACCAAGGTCGGCGCGAGCGGTTCGTCGTGGACGTTTGGCTCAAGCAACTTGGCTGGGCCTCCTTCGAACGTGCTGCATACATTTGTTGATGTGCAAAATTTACCGTCACGTCCGCAAATATCGTAATAACATAGACCCCTTCGGGGGTCTTTCTTTTTGGAGAATAAGCTATGTCAGGTAAAAGATTAATCGGTACTGATGACGTTGATTTGGGCGATCCGGTCATAATGTCGTTGGATTTAAACGACCCTTTGGAAAACCTCGCAATTGTTACCGAAGATACGATGAAAACGAAACATGTGTCTGAGTATGCGCAGGAGTTGGCTTTCATGGAAGATAAAGTTACATTCAGTGTGGCTAAGTCGGAATTACCAAACGCGGTCGATCCTGTTGAATGCTCAGTTAACGGAGAAAAACGAAGATTCTACCGAGGCATCACATACCAAGATTGTCGGAAGTTTATAAACGCGCTGATAAACGTGGCTTATGACGTCAAGACAGTTAACAATATCGATCCTAAAACCGGATTACAAGCGACACAAATTAAACGCGACCCTTACCAGTCGATATCTGTTAGCGTTATCGCGGACCCGGCAGGTCAACGAGGTATGAATTGGCTCGCATATAAAATGAACGGCGACCGTGTTGTAGGCCATTAAGCATGAATCGATTAAGCATTGCCCAATTCGTCAGGCGCAAGTGTGGGATATCCGGCTCTGAGACGACTACCGTAAACGCGACGGGTGAATGGTCAGACGTTGTGTCGGCGGTTGATGAAGCTTACGAGGATATACAGAACGCTCGTCCTGATTGGTTATTCTTACGTACCGCATTCTCATTTGTCACCGTAGCGCAACAGGCTGAATATGCTTACGATGCAGCGCCGTTGTCGCTTACCGACTTCGGGCGATGGGTTGACGATTGTTTTAGGGTATATAAAGACAGTATCGACAATGAGCAATGGTTAACGCAATGGCGTAATTACGATAACTTCCGTGACGTATTTATGCTCGGAACGCAGCGAACGCAGTACGGGCAACCTGTGAATATCACAATATCACCGTCGAAATCATTGATATTATCTTTGGCTCCAGACGATACCAGCTATACAATTGGGGGTTACTATTACAAAACTCCTGATGTGATGAGCGTTGATGCGGATATACCTATCTTTCCACTAAGATTTCATAAGCTTATTGCATATAACGCTATTCAGTTACTTGCGGTAAATGAGAGTGCTGCTGAGTTATACGAGTGGGGTAAGATTAAAGGGGAGCAGATGACCGCAATGCTTGAATCTGATCAATTACCACCAATGATATTTTTATGAGATTCAGACCCCTCAAATTTGAACCGTTCCCGTTAATCGGAGGGTTGGATTTGTCCACAATCCCTATGATGGTCAAACCTGGTAGGGCGCTATCTGCTATCAATTTTGAGCCAGATACCAACGGGGGATACAGGCGCATGGCCGGGATCGAACGCTTTGACGGTAGACCTAGACCTTCTGACGCTGGATACTCTGTCGTTATCGGAACGGTGCTCGGCCCCATGGTCGTCGGTGATACGGTTACAGGAGTCACTTCAGGAGCAACAGGGGTTGTAGTGCTGATAGCGAGCGCTACCAAATTTGTCATCACCAAAGTCGTCGGAACGTTCGTATCAGAATCCTTCAGTGTCGGCGGCACTACGTACGGAACGATAACTAGCGCAATTGCGGATAACGAGAACGATCTGGAATTGGACGCAACGTATAAGTCGCTTGCTGCTAATGAATATCGTTCTGATATTGAAAAAGTACCGGGTAGCGGTTACGTACGCGGCGTAGTCTACTATCAAGGTAATACCTACGCTTTTCGCGATAACGAGTCGGCCACCGCGTGCTTGATGTATAGGGCGACAACATTAGGGTGGTTGGAAGTGGAGTTCGGTAAAGAGGTGTCGTTTACCACTGCCGTCGGTGAAATATTCGAGGATGATGTAGTCACGGGCGCGAGCTCAGGAGCGTCAGGTATTGTAAAAAGATGTTTGCTCAGAACAGGAACCTGGTCGGCGAGTGGCGTCGGAACGTTGGTATTTGATGTGATCACCGGGACGTTCTCAAACGGGGAAGCGTTGCAAGTAGGCGGCGTGACTAAGGTAACATCGTCCGGCGCATCGAGTGCGATATCGCTATCTCCTGGGGGTAAGTTTGAGTTTGACATAATAAATTTCCAAGGCGCTGACGGTTCCGAGCGTTTATATTGCGCTGATGGCGTGAATATCCTCGGTGAGTTTGACGGAACGCGATGGGTTCCAATACGAACGGGCGCCACGGTAGATACGCCGAAGTTTGTTAAAGGTCATCGCAAACATTTAGTAGTCGCCATGGGCAGTTCGGTAATGACGTCAGGTACGGCAGAGCCTTATTCGTGGACAGTATTGACCGGAGCCTCGGAGCTAGCCACGGGGCAGACGATTACGGGATTGATGCCTGAGGTAGGTGACGCTAATTTCGGCGCAATGTTGGTACTTACCGACGATCAAGCGTTCATGTTGTACGGCAACGACATATCGGATTTCAATTTGGTGTTACATTCACCAAATAGCGGCGGGCGCGCCTACACGTTACAAAACCTTGGGATATCACATTATCTTGGCCCTCGCGGCATAACGCAGATTGTGGCTTCGCAAGCCTTCGGTAGTTTTCAATTATCAGTATTATCGAACGACATTCAGACTTTAATCGATCAACAACTCAATAAAGAAATATCAAGTTGCATCGTTCGTCTATCGAATCAATTTAGAATTTTTTTCAATGACGGCACTGGTCTTATCGGCCAAGTAGTACCGGGGCAAAACTCGGCTACAGTAAAGTCATTCATGCCGTTTGATTACGGCACACGTGTTATGAACACCGTGCATTCGAGTATGGACGCTGACGGAGACGAGCGTATATTTGGGGCTGGTACTGACGGCTATGTATACGAATTGGAACGCGGTACGAGTATTGACGGGGATAGCATGAGATACCACATAATGGTTCATTTCTATCATTCCAATTCGTTACGTGTGCGCAAGAATTACCATAGAACTGTGTTGCAATTACAGGCCGACGGTTTCGCTGAAATGCGAATCGGATATAGCCTGGGTTTCGGTAAGAAAGGAATACCTTTAACCCTAGGGCAAAATGTTGATGTTATCGGTGGGGGTGGTTTTTGGGACCAAATAACGAACGTAAATGTCACATGGGATACACCTTATGTACAGGAAATTAACGTTAAAACTCCAGGTAACGGGGACAGTATTGCGATAATTGTCTCAGGTAGAAGCGATAAGACTGAACCTTTTACATTACAGACGTGCATACCTTATTACAAAATTAATAGGCCAGATCGATGAGTGATTACGTAGCGACCGGCGTGCCGGAAGATGATACAAAATATATAGCATTAAATATCAGAGACGAGTTTCTAGCGGTTCAAACTGCGATAAATTCCAAGGCTGATAAGCTGGCAAGACAGTCAACAAGCACAACCTCTCTAACTTTAGGTTTGGGTGAGCAGATATTAGTAGTTGAGACTGATAAAGACTTCGGTGCAGGTGAAACGGTGATGCTAGTGAGTGATGCCGACCCGTCGACTAATAATATGTCCGGTATGGTGACTGCATATAATGTCGATACCGGATTGCTCACTGTCGACGTTACCTCAAAGAACGGCACTGGCACTTATACCGACTGGATTGTGACCGTATCTAGTCAATCAGGCGTAACGCTAGGTAGCAACACTTTCACAGGTGCCCAAAATTACGCACGCGCTACAGTAGCGTCTCATGCGACAACAGGCGATATCTGGAGCGCAGACGGTAACCAGATCGATTGGACCGGGACTGCTGTGACAACCGCTTTCCCTTCTGCACCACAAGCAGGAGCAAATCGCAAGTTGATATGCGCAGGGGCCTGTTCATTTGTGGCTGGAGCGAACATGCTTATCGCAGGTATTCAGTCTGGCGGCACGTTGCTATGTGCGGCAAACGATGTTGTTACGGTAGAGGCCATATCAGTCACACAGTTTCATCTATCAATTACTCGATATGCAGGTGACGCAGGCGGGTCGATGACGACATCCAGCTCAGTAGATGTAACACTGACGTCTACCAGCGGCAGCTTGCAAAATATCAGCATGACTGCTGCTAATAAAAAAGTTAGTTTGCCATCAGCCCTAACGGTTGCTGTGGGTAGCGGTATATTCCTGATATTTAACGTAGGGGTGTATCGGTTTTCTATCAATGTTGATGGTGGCGGGTTTTTGTGTTATGTCAATCCCGGTCAACATGTAATGGTAAGTTGTAACGATAATAGTACCGCGGACGGCCTGTGGAATATTAACGGTGAGAGTATAAATAGAATTTACGGAGGTAATACTGCTGAAGTAATCAATGCGGTTGACTCTCAATACTTGGCTGTAGAGATGCTGACTTCTACTAAAGCTATCGCAGCTTATCGTAACAATAGCACTACTTACCTAAACGTCGTTGTGCTTAATTATGGGTCAGCGTCAGGTTCTCCGGTTGCAGTTAACGCCGAGGCTTCGCTTGATATAAGTATCGCAGCTCAAACATCAGCGCAGGCCACGGTTGTTTATAAGACATCCGCAGGGGTAACTAAAGGATACGTCATCGATGTGTCGGGCAGCGTACCTACCGCAGGCAGCGTTGCGACGATTGACGCAACAGCAGGTGGAGCCGGAACAGCCCTTGTGGCATTGAGCGATACTAAATTACTATGCGTATATCAAAACGTAGGCGGGTCAGGTACGCCTCGCGAGAGAGTTCTCGATATCGCGGCAAGCGCTATAACAGCAAGCGCTGAAGTTGTAGCCGACGCTACAGGTACTGCTAGAGCTTCGCACCTTGTGGATAAGATTAGCGCGACTAAAGCTATCGTTGCTTTTGCATTAGCCTCGTCCCCGTATTACCCCGTTATCAGATTGCAAAGTATAACCGTAAGTACTCCGGCACCGACAGGTAGCGCGTTGGCATTATCCGAGATAGGCGGCGTTGCTTTGCGGTTTGGTAAATGGGCACTAGTTGTGCTCACGAGTTCGAGAGCCTTGCTCATAAGACCGCACACTGCTGATTACAATGACACTGTTATGACGTTGCTGGACATATCGGGAACAAGCGCGGTGTTGTTGCGTTACAGATTCCTAAGCCTCGGAGTAGTAAGCACACCGTCGGCTGATGTGCAAGGTTTGTACTTTAGCGCTAAACGCATCGACGATAACAAAGCATATGTTAGTTGGCACGGGGGAGGTAGCTTAGGTGTGGATGCCGCAGTCGTAACGGTAACGAGCGACGATGACATACTGATTGGTGTAGTATCTGAAAAACTCGAAGCGAGTGTAACTGCAATATCAACAACAGATAATGCGCTTAGTTCCGACGTGTGCGTTTTAGACTCAACGCACATTATGCAAATATCACGCAACGCTAGTACGTATTTAAGCGCTAAAACAATTGAGGTGGGGGTATGAGAATTATAAAACGCAAGTCTGATAACGTTGTCTTGTTTGCTGGCGATGATCTGACGTTGTCTAATAAGAAATGCGAGGGTAAAGGCTGGCTGTATACAAACTTTGAGCCTGGATCATTAGTTATTGAAGACGTTGCCGACATACCTTACAATCTCATACCAGGCAAAACAGTTCATGAGGATGATAAGTTTACGTCGCCGATAGACGCTGAAGATTTAACGATAGCTAGAAAAATGGCGATAAGGTTTATTGATGATCATAGCGATAGCCTTGTGGAATCTGTGATAGGTAGGCGTGATGTTGAATATTTAACTGCCGAAACGGAAGCGTTAATGTTTATTGAAGCCGACTATAAAGGGGACGTTCCACCTTACGTGCAAGCTTTGGCTGATGCAACCGACAATTCCCCTAATTGGGCAGCAGATAGCATCGCAAATACCGCGAGCAAATGGAGAACATCTAGTGTTGATTTACGTGCGCATCGTTTGCGTGCTAAAGAAGATGTTCGCAACGCTGAAACGCGGCAAGACATCAACAGTATAACCGAATCGTTTGAAATGTACTTAGATCAACTACGTAGGGATTTGGGGGTATAAATGGCCACACCGTTATTGTATGTCGACCCGAGAGCTCAGTCTTTATACGGCAACACTCCGGCTAAAAAGTATACTGATAAAGAGATTAAAGATTTCATCACGTCACCCGGAATGACGCCCGATAAGATATACAGCAAAGCGTTGGAGACCGGCGTCACGGCTGACGAGGTTACTAACGCAATGGACGGTGTTGCAGGCTATTCTCCTGACAAAATAAAGAACTGGTTGACGAACGAACGGCAAGTGTCGTTTGAAACAAAAGACCCTTTACCGACACAGCCTTCGGTTGTGAATCCCGAGAAAGTCACTGCTGACAGAATTAACGTTCGCCCTGTAGATACAGTACAAGGGCAGCTCGACACTATTCTTAAGGACCCTAACAGTCCACTGTTACGTCAGGCTCAGACCTACGGTACTCAGTCGGCCAATCGGAGAGGTCTTGCTAACTCATCGATTGCGGTTAGTGCTGGCGAGAATGCTTTACTAAACATGTCAATGCCTATTGCGCAGCAGGACGCTAATACCAATTACAACTCAAACACAAGTAACGTATCGAACAAGTTGAATGCTGATAGCTTGAATAGTCAGTTACAGGCGAACTTGATCGGGAGCCGTGAAGATATTGCTGCTCGTTTGTCAATGAACGACGCGAACCTGGCCACAAATAAATATATCGCCGACAACGACAACGCTGTAAGGCGGCAAATGAACGACGCGAACCTGGCCACAAATAAATATATCGCCGACAACGACAACGCTGTAAGGCGGCAAATGAACTTGGATAGCATTGAAGCAAATAAATTTATTGCTACGATGGACACCGATACCAAATTGAAACTGGCAAATATCGAAGCCATGAGTAACGACTCGAGCATTATGGGGCAGACTAGCAGCAATATGATGGAACTTGTTTATAAAATAGGAGCCGATCCGAACATTACTCCTGAAACCAAAACTTCCATGATCAACCAAGTCATGGCTCAGGGTAACAAGGCACTCTCATTACTACCAAGCTTTGAAGGTATTAAAGATTTAGTTACGTTTGGTGGAGGGGGTGAGACAAACTCGAACGGGGCGGTTACGACTAATTCAGATAATGGATCAACACAGCAAATATTAACCCCTAAAGGTACTCCGGTTAACGTTATGAACTATCAACTCGACCCAGGCACGCAAGGCGCTGTGACGGCTTACGAGAAAAAGACTGGAACTAAGATCGACCCCGGTAAAGTAGTACCGCAGCAGCTCATAGAAGATTTGAGATATGGTCCTCTTACTATGAACTTCGGTCAATTTTACACCGGATTGGATGGGCAATCTCATCAGCGGAATTTTAACGCTTACAATTACCAGCAGTTATATAAAGATTATGGCGTAAAGAATCAAGGGGAACTGTTTGAAAAAATGTTCACGCCGGTATATGTGCCAGATACGAAACGTGCCGATCAAGTTCAATTTTATCTTTATAATTGATATACGAACAAACAGACGATATGAATTTCGTCACTGATTGTTTAACTGAACCGTCAGTTTGGCGTCTCGGTTCCGATGATACGTTCGGCATTGTCGATCCAGATTTGTTCTTTGTTGATCAGAAGATTAATTTCTTGTGGTTAAGGTGTGGCGAATATGGCCTATTGATCGGTGAACCTCGCAATACCGTAACCATCGAAGCTCATGTTGCATTGATGCCGAACGCTCGCGGTAACTCTGTGGATATCTGCAAAGGTGCGCTTAAATGGGTATTCGATAACACAGGGTACTCATGTATTACAGCGTCGATTCCAGAATTCAATAAATTAGCAATACGATTGGCAAATAAAGTCGGCATGGAATTTATAGGTATCCAGCGCAAGAGTTTCATGAAGCGAGGAACGCTCTACGATCAACACTTTTTTAGCTTAAATAAGGAGGATGTATGCCAGCAGTAGCGGCAATAGGGGGCACAATTATGAGCGCCGTCGGTGGCATTACGTTGGGAGGATTGGCAACGGGCGCTATGGTAGCCGGAACAGCAATGACGGCCATAGGTGCTATCACTGGCAGCAAAACGCTCACTAAAATCGGCATGGGTTTGGGTCTTGCCGGAGGTGTTGGAAGTGTGGCGACAAGCATGATGGGTGCAAGTAAGCAGGCCACATCCTCAGCATTGCTTAACAAAACACCCGGTACTTTTGAAGCAAGCGATTTTGTTAAGCCGAAGTTGGCAGGCGGCGCTACGGCATCGGCTGACAGTTTCATAAAAAACGCAGATAGTGTCGGCAAGTTCGATCCTGAATTGAGTAAAAGCTTTTTTGACCGGGCGAATACGACATTGACTAAATACAGCGGTTTGATGAACATTGCGGGCGGTATGGGTGAGGCGTATATGGTTAACGAACAGAACCAAGTTCGTAAAGATTTGCTCGATAAGGAAATAAACTTCCAGCAAAACAATATCGACTGGCAGCACCGCAATAACAGCGTACCTTTACCTGCCAATACATTACAAGTTACTCGCAAGCCGAATGCTTACGTACCACTTCTTCAAAGGTAATCAAATCATGGATCAAGAACAAGAGGTAGAAGCGCAAGAACAGCAAAACGTCCCTGAAGAACAAGAGGTAGAAGCGCAGCAAATCGAAGACGGTATCAAAGAGCATCTGAAAAAGCCGGACATACCAAAGTTGGATCGAATACTTAAAGCTGGCACTGAGTTGTTATTCGGAAAAGATAGCCATTACAAGATGCTTGATGGTTTGGAAAGTAGCCAGGACGTATCGGGCGACTTGGGTAAAGGAGCTTTCGGAATGGCTTTAATGTTGCTCAAACAAAGCGGCAACACGTTACCTGGCGAACTGCTCATTCCAGCAGGCGTCATCCTACTAGCGAGACTCGTGGAATTTATGAACAGCGAAGGGTCAGGTATGCCACAGGTCAGCGAAGACGATTATGAACAAGCTGTACATGTGTTCACCACGCTGACCATGGATAAATTAGACCCTGAGTTTAAGAATAAGATACAATCGCAAGGTCAACCGTTGTTAAACCAAGAGGTGCAATAATGTCACTAGGTGGAATGCTTGTTGCAGGCGGCGCCATGGGCGCACGTACAGCAGCAAACGCTAACGTACAAGCGCAAAATGATCTCGAACTTGATCAAGCGCGTGAAGCTTTGCGTGAACAATTTCATACTCAACGATATCAGCAGGCCCGCGCCGATGCTAAGGAAAATTTCCAATCGCAGGCATTGCTTAACCAAGCGAGATATGAGCAGCAACGCGGCGATAAGCTTACCGACGCCGAACTGAGACATAATCAAAATATGGCTTTGGAAGATCGTAAAGATAAACGGAGCGCAGCCAGTAACGCCACGCGTTTACAATCAGCATTACTGCGGAAAGAATCTGGCGGTGGCGGTTCTAAGGGTAATGTGACTTTAGGTGACGGTACTGAGTTTACCCCACGAAGTTCTGAGTTTAAAGTAGCAGCCGATATGGTTGATACCGGTCTGGCTAAAACTATACCTGAAGCATATCAAATTATGATCAGTAAGGGCTTGATAAGTCAAGCTGCACAGAACCCAATGAGCTATAAGGAAGGATCAGTACCTGTAGCTAAAGATATGGTTCGCAATTTGTTTAGCAACGATGTTGTTCCGAATAAAGAGAAGGTTCGTTCGTTCAATCCTAAAACTGGGAAGTTTGAATAATGGCGCAACGTATTAAAGCCTTCGGGCAGATATTGGAATTTCCTGACGATATGTCAGACGATGACATGCTCAAACATATTAAGGCGAACGAGCCCGACTTGAACCCTGACTACTCGCCTCCGATTACAGATAAGATTAAATCATTTGCAAGAGACTCGCTCGGAATCAATACCGACGCTTTGCTCAAACGTAATATGAGTATCGCCGATCAAGCCGAAGCTTCGGCCAATGAAGGCGAGAATGTGGCAGCAAGACAAGTACCCGGCGCTCCTGTAAGACAATCCACATACAACAAAGCTCTCATAACCCCTGACATCAAAGGTCGACCTGGGATAACTTCACGCATCGCGTCGGCAGCATCCGAAGATGTGAAAGGTCAAGCTGATCAACAAGAATTGGAGTTACTGAGGACCGAAGCGCTTAAACCATCTGAAAGCGGTTTCATGTCATCCGCTATCAATACGACAGGTCGTACTATTAAAGGTGCAGGTCAAGTCGGTTCTGATTTCTTAGGTCAAGATAAAAATAACATTGTCACTCAATATGGTCAGAAACTCCTTGACGACAACCCTGTATGGGTGAAGAAGCTTGAAGATATCAAAGATGAGCCGTTTCTAGCGTTCAAGGAAGCCACTGGTAACAGCGTAGGCTCTATGGCTGGAATGATAGGTGTTGCCGGTTTGGGTGCAGGTATCACCTCATTATCACCATTAAGCGGGCCCGCTGCACCTGTGATTGCCGCAGTCGGTCAAGCAGTACAATGGTTAGGCCCGGCAGCGGTTGCCGCATTGCCGTCATATAGCGGTATACGCGACGCTCAAATAAGTAAAAATCCTAAGTTTGAAGACGATGCTAAGTCTAAAGCTATCGCAGCTATGGGCGCTGCTGCGGTAGGTGCAATTGAAGTAGCGTTCGGTCCGCAACAATGGGCGCTGGCAATGCTTACTAAAGAAGGTCGCGCAGCAATGGCCCGTAAGTTTGCGTCAACAACTGTTGGCGAAGCTGCTATTAAAGGTACATTGGTTGGCGGCCTGCAAGAAGGGGTTGAAGAACTTCCTCAGAATATGCTTGAGCAACTCGCATCGTACGAGGACCCCACTACCAAAGAGAACGTGCTGGAAACCCTTCACGGGGGAGCTATGGGCGCTATTGGTGGCGCTGGCCTCGGTGGTGTTACGGCGGTTGCGTCTCAAATTAATACCAATCGCACGCAACGCGCAATGAGCGATATCGCTGAAACCGATAACGTGGACGATGCGATCAAAGTGGCAGGCGAGGCTGTCTCCAAGAAGACTGTCACTCCTGATGATATTTTAAAAACAGTCGACCCTACATTAGAGGATGTTATAAATGAAACGCAAACCGATATCGTTCTACCTGACAATAGCTCGGTTAAAGCGCAATGGCGTGTGGTTGACGCTGATGAGGTTAAAGCTTCACTAAAAGAAGGTGTCGCTCAGCCGAGGGACCGCACGCGTGCGGCGAGTGATATCCAGATCAAAGGTATTGCCAATGCGCCAGATTATCGAAGATTGTCCGATAGTCCTGTAATGGATGTTGGTGCGCCTGTTATTGATATGGACGGTAATATTGTCGCAGGTAATGGACGGTTTGAGGGCGTTTCACAGGCTCACGACCAAGGAACCTCTACCGAATACTTGAATGCGTTGAGACAAGACGCTATTAATAAAGGCGTCGATCCGGCAGCGTTTGAAGCTATACGCAAGCCCATACTTGTCAGGCAGATAATCGAACCGATCGATACGCGTAAGTTCGCTATCGCTTCAAACTCAGGCACTACCTTAGCAATGTCAGCATTGGAGCAATCCAAGCTTGACGCTGAACGCATGAAGGGTATAGAGAACCTTGACGTTAACGACCTTGGAGATATCGCACTTACTCCGCGCAACTTGACGCAGCTTAAAGATTCACTTGGCGATTACACGTCTGCGGAATTGGGTGCTCTTGTAGATAAAGGCGGGAGGTTGTCACAGGAAGGCGTAAAGCGTGTGCGCAATGCGATGTTGGCCAAAGCATATGGAGCCAGTCCGGTATTAGAGAACCTTGTGGAATCTACAGATAGTAACATGCGCAACGTTCTCGGAGCATTAACTAAGTCTGCTGCCCATGTGATCAGTACCAAAGGTGATGTAAAACCTTTGATGGATGCCGTCAGCACCTATTCACAATTAAAAGCCACGGGTCAACCGGTCGACAATTTCCTCGCACAACAAGATGCGTTCAGTGAAGGGATGAGTCCCGAAGCGGCTAGTATTTTAACATTCATTGACGCGAACGCACGAAGCCAGAAAAAGTTGACAGATTTCTTCAAAGGAAATTTTCGCGAGGTTGATACGACCAGTGCGGATATGTTTGAGGTGCCAAAAGCTAGTACCCCTCATGGTGAAGCTGTAAGTAAAAACTCAGCATGGGTGATAAAGAATAAAGCCACAGGGGAAGTGCTGTTTGAAACTTTCGATAAAGCAAAAGTTGACGCGCTCAATACCGATAAGTACGAGGCAGTCCCGATCTATGAACACCTTACAGGATTGAATAAAGATGAGCGCATTGCTAGTCTCGAAAAACACCTCAAAGAAAACGGCTACGACTTTACTGTCAGACCAGCCAGTGTGCGGAACGTTGATGCTTTGGATAGCACAAAGAAGGCGCACAAGGAACTTGCCGAAAAGCAAGCCAAAGTCTTCGGTAAGAAAGTAGTATTTGTCGAAGCCGATGGGCCGTTTGGTATAAACGGTGTAATGGTTCCCGGTATCAAAGATACGATCTTTGTGGATATCCGCACGAGTAAACCTTTCCATGCGGTAATGGGGCACGAGCTATCACATTGGATGGAAGTAGAGAAACCTGCTGTATATAAAGACATGGTCAAGTCTCTCAAGACGGTAATCAAGGGTGACGCTGAGTATGCGAAGAAATACGGTATTGACGGAGCAACAAAAGCTGAGCTAACCAAGGAAATTGTCGGCGATATTATGGGTGACAATTTTACCGAGCAGTCCTTTTGGGATAAGGTCGCTTCGGCCAACCCTGAAGCGTTCAAAGATATCGCTGCCGCCATAATCAAATGGCTGAAAGGTATTATCACCAAAGCCAAATCGAACGGTATGGGTTCGGAAGAATGGGTTAAGGATGCGGTTAAGGCTCAAGATATCGTAGCGCAGGCCGTAGCTAAGTATACGGAACCTCAGGTTGCATCTGTCAGCACTGAAAGTGATGTTAAGTTCAAACGTAATGAATCTTTAAAACATGCTTCGGCCAGTTATGTAGAGTATGAGTTTGAAACTGGCAAACCTGTAACATTTACTTATTTGCACAACAAATCGTCGGCCACTAAGATATTTGGTAAACCTACAAAGTCATCGGAGTTTAACCGATATTACGACCCGTCAGGTAAATACGTGACGGTCATTCCTGCAAATCGTGAGATTCCTGATTACGGTAATTTTGAGAAAGGCGTCATATCGTTTAAGAACCCCTTAGTTATTGAAAACGACAATCTTAACTGGAAGAAAGACTTGAGCGATAAGTACAACGGTTTGCGCGGTAAGAATCTAAGCAAAGCTCTTATTGATGACGGCTATGATGGTGTCGTGACCATAGATACAGATCGAACCGGAAAATCATACCCTACCGAAACGTTAGACCTTACGTCATTTGATGAATCCAAAGCTAAGTTCTCTCGCGACAGCAAAGGTAAACCATTACCGAAAAGTTTCTTTGATTGGTTCGAGAACAGTAAGGTCGTTGATGATCAAGGCAGGCCGCTGGTTGTTTATCACGGAACGAGTAAAGATATCGAAGTGTTTGAACCGGATAGCGGTAAGGGTAAAACGTTCGGTACGGGGTCGTTCTTCTCATCGAACCCGCTTACGTCGAACACTTACACTGGTGGTATAAACAACGGTAACGTGCTGCCTGTCTACTTGAGTATGCAGAACCCGGCAGTATTTGACGCACAGGGTGCTAATTGGAACAGGATAAACAAGAATGCAAGGGTGCGCCTGCCTAAAATTAAAGTGTCAATGCAGCAAGATGAAAACTTATTGGCCGAATTGGAAGGGCGCAGTCCCGACCAGAATACGACTCGCACACTACAAGCACGCAATACTACGCTCGGGCGATTGCTACCAAACGATTTTAAATATGTGGACGACTACGGCAGTACTGACGATCTGGCAAGATGGGCGAGACAGCAAGGTTATGATGGGTTGATCATAAAGAACGTTCGAGACCAAGGGCCAACCGGTAATTTCGTAACTGAAGAAAGCGGTAAACCTGGAACCATCTACGTAGTATATAAAGCGAACCAAGTTAAATCAGCCACGGGTAATAACGGCGACTTCTCAAAGACTGACAATCGGATACATTTCTCTCGTAGCCCGTTGCGTTTATGGATGCCAGTCCCTCGTTCACCAGGCTGGACTGAAGAAAAAATAATCAGAGCGTTGAAAAGCAGAGCATGGTCAAGAGCATTCGGTAAGTCTACCGTGCTTAAAGAAATTGCCAAGTTTGACAGTTCCAAGGAATTTGCTGATCACATCTACTATCACGGGACCGGGTCCTATGTAGCTAACTCCCTTGTACCTAGCATAACGATGAGTGAGGCTGAAGCTGAACGATCTGGCGGTGGCGGTTACGGTGATAGATATTGGACTATCAGCTTATCTAAAAGCAAAGAGATCGCCTCTAACTTCACAGGTCAGTCGAACTTCGGCACTGTGTATGGGGTTATTCTCAAGAAAGGTGCTAATGTGCAGGTAGTGCCTGGGATACAAGATGCGGCTGATATCGAAGATCACATTGTGCAACTATGGAACGACGGAGTTGATGCTGTAGATATAGGTGGAGGTGAACAAGAATTAGCGGTATTAAACCCGGCAGCAATTGTGAGATATGAAAATGGCGAGAATTTCGGAGTATTCAAAAAGAAGAAATTCGAGCCGCTGACTGCCGAACAAATCGAAGATATCTATACAAAAGCAAAGGGGTTTACTGCTGCCGGACGTGGGAATATGGAAGTGCCTGAGATTAAGTTCTCCAAACAAGAAATAGAAAACACTCTGATCGCCCAACACAATCTATCGATTCGCAATCTTATCCATGCTGACCGTATGGGAGGTTTGGCAGCACCGTCGATAGCCGTGACAGACAAGGCTCATCCTCTGACAGGTTTCGGGGAGATAACCTTATTATCTACTAAAGATATGGTCGACCCGAAAAATGGTACTAAGATATTCGGTTCTGATATATATTCCCCTCGCTATCCGTCGATAAGTTATGACTTCTCAGGCAAACCGATAAAAGCTTTAAATAATCTTCTTGCTGAGGGTGTTAAGGCTACAGGAGATTCGGAATATTACAATGACAGTTTAGAGAACGATCCGTTCCGAGAGCTACAACATAGTAGCGCAGCAATGTACCAATTCTTGTCTGAGCAAGGTGTAACTCCCGATATCAAGTTCATCGAACCTAAGGCGTTACCAGACCCACGTTTAGAGAAGTTTGTGGGCAGCAAACTAGACTCATTTGATCTATCGAAGGATGCTGAGTTTAAGGCTACGGTTAAAAAGGTGTTCTCCGACTTGTCGGATGAAGGTTTGGGATATGTCGTAAGGGATTATGCTGGACAAGTTGTCGCTCATCGCGATGCTATACGTAATGCTGGTAAGGTCGATCGCACTGCTACCAACAGCAGGCTTTCTAGGCAAATATCGGACTCTAATCTAAGAAATAAGTTTGACGAATACCTTGTCGACTTAGTTAATAAATCAGGACCGAAAGAACGAATATTCAAAGGACATACTAATGCCGGGAAAAGGCAGTACACGCCTCATGATATTGATACTGTAATAAAGATACTCAAGAAAGACTTACGCGGTGGGGAAAACTTCAAGTACGGTTTAGGTTCAATCAGAGCTAAATATTCTCCACAGTTTAAAAGTATTGAACAGATAAGAAAGAGCAAAGGTATGCTCATGGATTCCGAATCCTTTGATCAAGTTAAAAAAGAAGTTCAAACAGGACTTGACGATTTAAACGAATCTCTTTCCAGCTACGGCACGTTCTCAGGTTACGATAATGTGGAGACGATGCTATCTGACGTAGCTAAACGTGGGATTAACGGGGCGCTCAAAGATAACGGATTTGAAAATGTACCAGATTCGATTAAGGTTGACATTCAAACCTTCATTAACAAACTGAAGGATATGCCTACCGAGTATTTTGAAGCAAAGATACTACGTGCTGTAGGGTTGGGTGAGTTTTCTACTGCGATAATCCCTGACGACGCCACGCCGCAAGTAGAAGCTATCCTGAAGAAAAACGGCATCGAAGATATCCGTAAGTACAAGGCTGGCGACAAGGAAGACCGCGTTAAACAGATTAATACCGTAACGCACGTAATGTTCTCTCGCGCACCAAAGCTTTACTCAAAGTTAGAGCAAGCGCTCGAGTCAGCAAGCGATAAGGTATTCTCTACAGGCCCTCAAGTAAAACTGTGGCTACAAGGTAACGCCGGGAAACTGGGGATCAAGAAGGACGAGATTTACTGGTCAGGAATCGAAAACTGGTTAGATGCTCAAGGTAAAGTTAATAAGCAACAGGTCGTCGAGTTCGTTCGTAACAACGGTGTTAAGGTTGAGGACGTGACGTTGGGCGGTGATAAAGAGTTCAATACAATTCGTGACAAGCTTGACCGCATGCTACTTGACGAACTTGAGGATAGACCTGTCGACAAAGCTGAACAATCCGCGTTAGAGGATAGATTGCGTGAGATAAAGAATACTGAACCCAAACACAACAACGACAAGCTAACCCTAACAGGCGCCACGGATTATAAAGAACTTGTGGTTACCGTACCGACCGTCGAAAAGTATAACGAGTCGGATTCCACGCACTTCGGAGATACCGGGCAAGGCAAACAGATTGGTTGGCTGCGCATGAATACTCGGGACGGCGGGTTGTTTATCGAGGAATTACAATCGCAGCGTGCGCAGCAAGGACGGAGCAAGGGGTTTAATGTCGTCCCACCCGCCCCGTTCGTATCCGACGCAAACAACAAAGCAACGAACGCTTACATCACCTTACTGATGAAGAAAGCCGTGATCGAAGCCGTGAGTAACGATCACGCAAGCGTATCGTGGGCAACAGGCGATCAACAAGCTGACAGGTATGATTTGAGT